AAGGCCGATTTCCAATCTTTAATATTATCTACTAAGTTACTATGCTCATCGTTTCTATTATCTTTAGATCCATGCATATAACCAAATGGAGGTAGATCCTCTTCCATTTCCAGAATCCTTTCTTTATATAGAAGATCTTTAATTTCTATATCAGTTAATGATCTGAAAAAGTCAGTACTAACAAACCATGCAAATAAAACAAAGTTCATTACAGAATCATCGTGTGTTCCACTTGCACCCGAATATGAGTTACCCTTTGGCTCAAACGAACTAAATTCTGCTATTGTATTGGGATCAACCAATAATAATTTACCGCCTTCTAACAAATCTTTTAAGTTAGAACAGCCCATTCGTTTAACTTTTGCAGACATTGTTACGCCAATACCATTTGATTTTACTGTGCTTGTTGTAAAAGTATTTTCATACTCATGTTCATAATAAACAGCATTACATACTACTTGTCCTGCATCATTATTCTCTATAATTACAAGCGCATCGTTATATGTTTTTGCTGCTCTAATAATAACATCTGGGAATAATAGCGGGGAAATTGTATTATTTCTATATGTACAAACTTGTTTAAATGGTTGGTTTGTTATATCAATGACAGAAAAAGTACTATAGTCTTGTCCTCTTCCCTTTGAAACATCTGCAGTTAAAACATAAGTATGACTAAGATTTGGCTCTTCATAATAATTAATATCATGTTGAATTTTTTCAGGATTTCGTGAATTCATTCCTAAAAGAACATTTGTATCAATTAAAGTATGAGAGCTACCAATAAACTCAATTTCAAATTCTTGTTTAAATTGAACGGCAGATGTATTAGCAATAGTTTCTTTTTTCCAAGCTTCATCTCTGCCTGGAACATCCCACCAACTAACTGTGTATGGCGCAAAGTTATTAGCTTTTTGGACAGCGCCTTCCCATAGTTTATAAAACATATTACCAAGTCCATTTGGAGTGCTTGTAATAATTACCTTAGTGTCTTCACCAGAAGTAATAACTGGATATGTACTAGTGTAAAACTCTTCCGACCTTTGAACGAAAGCAAACTCATCAAGGAATACAACATTCAAACTCAAACCACGAATACTACTAGAACTAGTAGCTCCGGCAATAATCTCAGAGTTATGACTGAAAATAATATTACCTTTATTTAAAACTTTACAGCCAGGCTGTAAAAAGAATGGTAAATTCTCTAACATTAGAGTTAGCCTCGCAAGCATTTCTCTTGCAGTTGCTCCTTTATTGGCAAGAATACCGATCTTCTTATTTGAATTAAATACTAAGTAATGAAGTAGCCATGCTATTGACGTGATACTTTTACCACTTTGACGGCAAGCTAAAACAATACTAAAACGATTATCTTTATAATGGTTTACAAGATCTTCTTGGTACCCTCTTAATTTAAATGGAACTAATCCTTTATCTAAACTAATTACCTTAACATATTTTTCGCAGAAGTATGAAATATTATTCATACATTTCTTATATTCAATTACTTCTTCTTTAGTAAAGCTTTGTTGTACTCCATCCGCTTTAATAAAGGTATTACCATTATAAGAATTATTTTTCATCTTTAATCAACTTCGATTATATTGTCAGCGTTATCATCACCTTTTAATAAATTTTGTAACTCTGTTGTAGTGCCAACAAAAATACTGTTATTTGTAGTGGTGGACGCTGCTTTATTTTCGTCTTTAATTAAAGCCTTTCGTTGTTTTTGTAAATCTAAAAGCTGCCCATTCATTTCTGCGGTTTGCTTTATTAAAGCACCAAGAACTTCAAAAGCACGAGGATGTTCTGCGTCAGCTGCTAAGTTATGCATCTGCTCAATAGCTTCTCCACTAGTATCAATTAAACTTTTAATTTGTTTACGAGCTATTTCAAAATCCTCTTCAGCATCTGATATAAGGCGGTCTTGAGTTGGCTCCTTTTTTAAAGGGCGGAGTTCCATATTATTTTTCATTTCACTTGGAATATTATTCTCAAGTGATTTTAAAATTTCGTTTTTATCTTTACTCATAATATAATTTATTTAAAAATTGCCTTAATCATCTGGCCAAATATCTCTATCAGGATCAATGATTCCTAAGTTAACAACACAATCAAAATCATCTTCGGTTTGCGCTCTCAGTGCCGTTTTAACTTCAACGCCGCCAAAGGCATCTTTGCCTTCTTCTTCCATAATACTTACATCAATAGCTTTAATTAAACCGCCGTTATTACATGGTATTAAAGGCCCTGCAAACTTAACCTTAACGCCAAAGCTCAATGTATATATAATAGTTCTTCGTGAATCTTTAATACCACCTTGATACGAATCTTCATGATCAAGGGAGTTTAGGCTTATTGGAATATCTGTTATACTCTCAGGACCTTCTAAACCTTTTACTGAAAGCGTATATGAAGGGCTAAAGAATGGTAAAATTTGTTCAACGATTTGAAGAGCTTCGTCTTGAGATCTAGATAAAACATTTAAATCAATTGTCATGTTATAAGGTACTGCTTGAAATACATTAAAGCAATTTCCATCAGCGTCCTTTTGTATTGTTTGATTAAATTTTGTTAACTTAGTAGCAGCGTCATATGTAATATCAGCAATCTCAAATGACATTCTTGGTAATTTAATAGCAATAGATTCATCAAGGGTAGATTCATTTATTCTTGCCAAATATCTTTCTCTTGGCGCATAGGCTAAAGGAACTCGCTGAACGCTTGTTAACGCGCCATCAACTCGCTTACCAATATAGATATCATTAAATAATGAGCCAAACACACTAATGATCTTTCGAACATTGGCATGGTAAAAATAATCGTGTCCTAGCATAGTTTTTTATTTATTGGAAATTAAATGGTTCACCGAATGGATTGCTCTCTGAAAAGTCAATAAATTCTAAACCGTTAGCCGCATCAGCAAACGTTGCATTACCTGCCCAATGATCTGAATTAAATATATCAGAGTCGGAATCGTCAAGGCTTCTTAGTTCACTTATAATTAAAGAGCCCCCGCTTTCAGTACCTAAGAATGATGTGTTAGCCTCAATATTATGGAAATATCCGTCATCAAACGTTAAAGTGCCAACTCTCATTTCTTCAACAATTGGGTCACTATCTGGAACTATATTATATTCAAAGAACTCTGTATTACCAGTTATACCGCCGGGTGTAGTAAATGTTAATGTTTCTCCATCAATAAAATTTGGTTCTGTTTTGGAATCAATAACAAAAGTAAATCCTTGAGAAAGTTTTTCTTGTATGTCATCAATATCGTCAATGCCTGTATCAATTTCTTGTCCTTCATATTCAAACTTCTCGCATGTAAGAGTAAATAATGGTAAGTCTTGTAATTGATAAAATGGTTTTTTAGAATCAGAATAACGAATTTCAAAAATAGATTTATAAAGAGGCACATAAATTAAATCGCCTTCTCTTGGACGCACTGCATCATCAGCATAACCGTGACGCTGAATAAGTTGGTTCCATCGATACTTAGCGACGCGCAACGTCATTTCATCTCTAACTTCTAAACCAAACTTTTCATAAATTTTAGAATCTCCTTCAAAGCCCTCCATTTCCTCAACATACATTTCAACTTTGAATGCTTTATCAAAGGTTGAAACCACGTCTTCATTTAAAACAAAGTCCCTCTTAATAATCTTACGAGGAATATAATAAACGTCAATGCCATGAATCTGTATGGACTCTATAACAAGAGACTCATATAAGTTTTGTTCAGACTTAGCGCCGTTTTGAAAATATTTATTTAAAGCCATTGGTATTATATTTTAACCACAATAAAAATCAACGGGTGCTTCATATTGTAATTGCCATCTTTCTTTAAGTTCTTTTAAATCTGTTACAGCGTCATCATAAATTGGCCTCCCGTTTATTGTTACGCCGCCCGGTAGTTGCATTCCTTCAAATTTAATTAGATTTGCACCCCATTGTTTTTTAAGAAGTAGTGTTAATAATTCTTTTAAAGCCATATCATTATATACTTCAGGATATGAATTTGGATCTATTGTTTGGTAACATTCAACAAGAATAAAATTTCCGGGGCCGGCATAACCTGTAATATCGCTATGTATTTTAATTGTATTTTTGTGGCGACTATATGAAACCTGTTGAGAATGACCATTTATAATATCATCAATTAATGAAAGGTTTTGTTTAGTCATTTCATAGTTTACTAATCCTCCGCCGTTTGATCCATTCAATCCAGCAACATCATTAAGGTGCATTTGATATTTAACACTAAACATTCCACCAAGACTTGATGAATTTAAACCTCTGATTCGAGTTACGCTTAATATTGAATCTGGTAATTGAATTTCCCTATTATCAATAGTATCTTGCGTTATCTCATGTTTAACAAAGGTTCTTACTACTGCATCTGAATGGTACTCCTGATAAAATTGAATAGCTTCATCAATGCGATCATCGATTTGATCTTCATCAAGGTTAATTTCAATGACAGGAGCGCCTAAAGCTCTTAAACAATATTCTGCTAATTGGTCTCTTGTTTCTGGTCTAGCCATACTATTATTTATATAAACTTATTATATATA